TCCTCAACCAACAAAGCATTACCAGTACCAAGTTGCGTAACACGCAAAGCGGCATTAGTGTTGTCAGTAACGCTAATGACAGGACTTGCATTAAATGTTGTTGTTGAATTTATTGTTACGGTATCTGAAGAAGCATCACCAAGCGTAGTGTTTCCAGAAACATTTAGCGTAGTTACATTTGCTGTAGTAACAGTTGCAGTGTTAATGGTTACGTTACCAGTGCTAATAGTGACATTAGATAAAGTTAATCCATTTAATGTTGTAGCAGTGCTACCAAGACTTACAGAGGTGTTACCAAGGGTGACACTGCTATTAGCAAGATAGCCATTAGGGAAAGCAACAGACACACTGTTGATAGCCACGTTAGCCAAACTCATGTTGTTCATGAGAGTAATCGTGTCACCAAGCACAACAGATGTATTACCTATAGTAATACCTGTTGCAAAGTTAGTGTCAAGTTGCGACAGGGGTAGGGAACCTGTTGCGTTCTGGAAGGTATACGGAACTGCCATTTAGAACCTCACTCTCAATTCGTGTTCAAACTCAATCGTGTTAATAATGAATGCTGGATTGTTGGAAGTAATGGTCAAACCCAAATACTTTCCATACTGTTGAGCATCTGATTTATACAGGTTGTATCCTTTAGAAGCAACCCACGGTATAACCGTTGAAAAATTGTTTACCCAAGGTATAGGAATACTTACGTTATTCACCCAGTCAATACCCGTGTTTGTCAATGAATATACAGGGCTACTACTTGTCTCACTATCAACAGTCACGTCAAAAGTGGCAGGTGTTGTCAACGTGGCTTCCACACCAAACTTCAATGCTTGCTTAGTGCGGATAGGGTCTTTCATGGGAGAAAGAGAAGATTGAATAGTGCTACTAATATTGGCACTAGCATCACCATACAAACGAACTAAATCTGTACCAGATGTTCCATACATGTTAATAAGTCCACCCAGAGGAGCAGACGTTATGTACGTTAGTGCGCCTTGGCTTGTGATAAACCACTTCTTCTCAAAAAAGATAGCTTGCACATAGCGTGAACCTGTCGTAATAGGAAAACTACTATTAAGGTAAAAGTTAAATGCTGCACACAAAATGTTGTTGAGCAATACCTGACCTGCCGTGACAGTCCTAGTGAAATCTATGTAAGGGAAAACCCCATCCATAGGGTCACTAATCTTGCTAGTGGTTGAGCCTACAAGGGCGTACATACCATAGTCGTTCATAAACAAAACAGAACGGAAGTATGGGAACACGGCGTAAGGACGCTTGCTACCAACAGAGGCACTTACGTTTGTGTTTGTAAATAATGTTTGACCAGTAGTAGAAACCCTTAAATCAGAGAAGACGTTGATAGAGTCATCTCCAAATATGTATAGGAAGTTGTTAGCAGACAGTGTTGACTGAATGTTGCCGTGCAAAGTTGAGTCTGTAAGGGTAAAACTACCAGCAGAAACGCTAGTGAAGTCAGAATAGGAACCTGCTGCGGAATAAGTAACTGTGCGACCTGCTGCCACCCACACACGTCCTGAGAACGTGGCTACGTCAACAATCTGGTCTGTCTGAACATATCCTGTAGCAGTAGCATTAGAGCCTCCGCCACCTGTGATGGTAACAATCACGTTAGAAGAGTTGGTATAACCTGCTCCAGAATTGGTCATAACTATTTGATTGACCTGACCGCCTGACAAAACTGCTGCACCTGCTGCCTGTGTTGTCCAGCCTGAGCTGTCACCTATCGTCACTACCGTGTTGGCGGCATTTGTATAGCCTGACCCCCCGTTAGTTACTTGCACGTAGACAGTGCCCGTGGCAAACGTAACCAGAGAAGCTACCGCCGTAGCATTGCTACCACTACCACCTGTGATAGTCACAGTAGGAGAAGAGGTGTAGCCTGTTCCAGCGTTAGTCAGAACAATAGAAGTAACTGTGTTGGCGGTCGTGTAGGCTTGAGCCGTAGCCTGTACACCGTTTGTTTGGTTAGGAGCAGAAATAACTACCGCAGGGGTAGAGGTATACCCTGTACCTGCATTGGTAATGCCAATAACTCCAACACCGCCTATAGAAATAAGGTTTGTGCCATTCCAAGTAAACAAACCCTTGCTAGGGTCACCAATCATGACCCGTTCATTTTTGTACTGGGCTATGGACACACCAGAATTAGAGAACGTGCCAGATACGGCTACGTTTCCTTTGGCAAGGCTTGTCAAACTAAAATATTCGGCTCTACCATCTGCCTCGAAAGCAAGGACGTAATCGGAAATGTTAATGTTGGCAGACGTTAGGTAAGTAACGGTATTGCCCCAAGCAACAGCAGTATTGCCAGAATCTCTTACTGTTGAGGGAGCAGGAACAATTTTGATGTTGGCAAAACCAATAGGCATTGCGTTCTCTATCCACGAGAACTCTTCTTCATCAATCGCTGTTCTGTTGGCTTTTGTGTTTAAGCCTTTGAAGTTCTTGATAACAGCATAGGACTTTTTTTGTTCTGCTGCTGCCATGATTAGTACGGGCTTGAGTAAGGGTCAGGGATTCTGCGTGTGAACACAGAATTGAGTACAGCAGATACTTGTTTATCGTACTGCTGTTTAAATATTTCAGACTCGCCGTAGCTTTGCTCTTTAAACTTGGCTTTGTAAGCCGCATAGTAAGCAACAGGCGATGTGTACGGGTCATTTATAGGGTCGACAGCATTAGGCGTGTTTAATGACAAAGCTGTAGGCAATATGACTGTATCTAGGTCAACAGCATACGATTGGTCAGGAACTGGGCCTATGTATATCTGGGACTGTCCGTAAATAGAAAAGCACACAGGCCTTCCCACATAGTTTTGCCAATAACGCAACTGAGCGTTAAAGTTTGTCCAAGGCAAATAGCGCAGAGGAATACGGCTGTTTCCCCAATACAAGTTTACGTTAACTATATCTAGCGTTTGTAATCCGCTAGGTAGGGCAGCATAGTTGATGACCTCGCAAGGAGAGTCATACTGCAACTGAATAGCATTAACGTAAAACGGCGTGCTAGGAGGAAATGCTTGATTACCTGTTGGATAAGGAGGGACGGTACTACCAAGAGTTCCGCCAACAAGCACCTCGTAGACAAATATCCCAGAAAAGACGTACTGACCAGCAGTGACAACAGTTCCATCCGCCCAAGCAATAGCTACAGTTCCGTCAGCAGCGACAGGAGTGTAGGTAGATTGAATTGTGCGTAGGCAACCAGTATCTCTAACGACTCGTTCACGGGCACTATTTATATAGTCCGTTAACTCCGCAGTCGACCAAAAGACTGAGTTTGCATCATGCAAGAGTCTTTGGACTTCCGTAATGTAGGAAGAGAGGGTTGCCATTTAATTTCCATATCAGGCTGCCCTAGCATGGGAGGATTTTCCCCCAGCACGCTTTTCAACATGCAGGGGTACTACGCCTACCGCCGAGGGTAACGAGCGGTTCTGTTGAGGAGCAACATGAGAAATTTCAAACTTCTCAAGCAACTCCAGTCCTTGTTCTAAATCCGTATGAAGCCGTATCCAACCCAAACGAGAGAGATACGGTTCCTTGTTGTCATCTCCGAAACCAAAGATGTGACGAGCAGCAATTACAGATATTTCCTTTGTCTCATTGACAGGGAATTCGTATTTTTGATACGAGAAATCTGTGACTAACTTCTTGTCACTACGATTGGTTACGTAGACTACTTCACTCATAGCGTTACAACGTCACCATATACCGAGATTTCAACCGAGTTGTTAGCTGCGGCTGCTGTTCCAACATACACATACAACGAGTTGCTATAAACTGTAGACGCTGCTGCTGTAGACAGTGGCAGGTCTTGGAATTTAGCGCTCGTTGTTACGGTAGACAAAACGGCGGCGTTGGTCACTGCATTTGACGTGTTTCCATCTGAACTTGTCAGAATGGTCACGTTTGCAAGAGCAACGCTACCGCTTGCGTTGGCAACGGTAATACGGCGAACAATGAAGCTAGTGTTGTTGTTCTGAGCCAATGTAGCAACTGCATTGCCTGTTGCGCCTAAATAAATAGGCGTAGTTACAGAAGCAACAGCAAAGTTACCAAATTGGTCAGGATAAAACGACCCTACATGATTCGCATTCATACCGTCTCCAATTACGTGTTGTAAGTGCCAGAGACGTTCTGTCCACCGTTCACGGTCACCAATGTCACTGTTGCAGATGTTGAAACAATAGCATTAGCACGCACGTTCACGCCGTCAGAAATCAATACGCCACCAGCATTGTTTGCCAAGCAGACAGACCATGTAGATGGTGTGGTGCAAGACGTGTTGGTGTTGTAGGCAGATACAGCCTCGATAGTTACGTTGGCTGTTGGAAACAACAGGTATGTACCAGCAGGAACTACTGTGCTACCGCTTGCAGCGACTGCGACAGTTTGAAGTTGCCAGTATGCACCGGGTGTGTTTGTGCTGGCATTAGCCAGAATGATTTTGTTTAAACCTAATGACATGTTTTACTCCTTACAGCGATAAGTAGTTGTAACCCGTCACTTGGGTCATGGACTTAGGCTTGACGTTGATGAGTTCAGCAATCATCAAGACAGCACCCACGTAACCAATTTGCCAGTTAGGAAGTGTGGACTCGAATCCTGTAAACACAAACGAACCTTGCTCGTGGATATACAACGAGAGATAGTTAGTGTTGAGGAAGTACACAGTACCTTCTGGGCAATATGGGTCTGGATAGATTGGTACGCCAGCAACCATCAAGGCACGGAATGCTGCTTGAGGGCCGTTAGTGTCAGAATCAAATCCTGAGCCGGGGGTGATGACATATTGTTCTTGACCTACGAAGTCTTGAGCCAACAATGTCCAAGTACCAAATCCGCAAACACCAAATGAAGGCATTTCAGCACCGTTCTTCACAGTACCAGAAATGTATTGCAGGATGTTTTGACGAGTTGGGTTTACAGAACCAGCAGCGTACTGCTTAGACTGCCACCAAGTGTAAGTAGAGCGGTTGATGTTGCCGTATGTGCCAGAAGAGGACACAGCAGCAGGTAAACCGATAAACTGTTGGGTGTTAGTCGTGTTGTTGTACAAGGCAGTTGCCATTGCGTCCATCATCACGTTGGTTGCATCGTTCATACGAGCTTCAATCAACGGGATAATCGCTGCATCTTGTTGAACTGCGCCTTCCATGCCCAAGAATGGGACTGGAGAAATCATCAATTTCAAGTCAAATTCAGCGTTGTAAGCGCCTTGTTGTACTGACGGCTGGGCAAAAGAGCCAGAGTAGTCAGACCACTGAGCGTTCACGAACTGTGCACCCTGTACAGGTACGGTTACAGAAGAAACACCGCCGGAGGCTTGCTGACTGTTGGCAATCAGGGCCGCCATGAGGGGTGTCGAGTTGTAAAGCTGGACAACCAGCTTGGGGATGAAGGCTCTACGAGTTACATAGGTCAATTCATTGAACTGACTCGACCCTGTTGCTGGTAGGATGCCGCCGCCAATAGCCATAAGGCCTCCTTAGTTTAAAAAAATACCCTCTTACAGCCCAATGGGTCTTTGCGGTTTACGCAAGTCATTGAGTGCATTCATCGCTTCATTGCGAGCGGCTGCTGCCGGATTCTTCCAATACTTGTTCAGGTCAAATTGCTTGACGGCTGAGGGGTTGTACCCAGAAGAAGTCGGAACTGCCGCTTGCTTCATCCACTGATGATACTGTGCTGCTGTCTCATGGTTTGTGATACCTTGCTCCAGCATAATTTTTTCCACGTCACCAACTTCAGACTCAGAAGAGATTAAACCCTTCTTCATCAAAGAAGTACGGCGCTTATTGAGTTCTTCAATAGCGTCCCGCTCACGCAACTTTGCTTCCAAGGCTTGCACACGCTCTTCCGACTTGTTGACGGCTCTTTGTGTGTAGTCTTCTATTTCTAGTTCGGGGATTGGCAGGTCAGGTTTGACCTTCTTTGTCATCCGCAGGAAGTCTTTGCGAGTTGCAGGGTTCTCTGCAAGTTGCTGTGCAAGCGCAGCTAACTCGTCTCGTGCTTCTAGTGAAATGTTTTCTAGTGACATGTGTTTACCCTCTTTATACGATTAGATTACTTTTTTGCCGTCACCGGGCTTTTGAACAGCCATGCCAGTCTTGCCAACTTTGGCTGCGCTGTTGAGGCCGCCTAATTGAGAAAAACGTGGGGTGTTGGTGACTACGCCATTTTGCTGATTGTTGTCAGTAGGACGGCGGGGGGAAGAGTTGCCACGGGGCTTAAATAAATCCATTTTGGACTCCTTACATTGGTGGTGGTGTTGGTGCGCCACCCATAGATGGCATACCGGGGATTGGCGCTTGTGACATCGCTTTACCTTCTGGCGAAGCGCCACCAGCTTGAGGTAAGGTCTGCAACATCTGAAGAATCTCAGACTGCTGAAGTTCGTTTGTTTTGTTCTTGCGTGCGCCAAGGATGCCTGTCAATGTGCGGATAGCACCCAAAGCCTTTTGTCCTTCTGGAGTCTCTGAGCCAAGAGCGGGGAGAGACTGCTCCAATAAATCCATTGCCATGCCTAAGTTAATCATGGCTGCCTCTTTGCTACCCATCTTTGGTTCTGGGGTAGACATGGGCGAGGACATTGGGGGAGTAGAAGCGTCTGAGACTGCTTCTTGAGGAGCGTTCATTTCTGTGGGCATACTGAGGCCAGAAGGGGAGCCACCACCTGCACTGCGGGGGCCTTTCATTAACTCCATCAATTTGTCCTGCGGAACACTCATATTTACTCCTTGTGCGAGTTTGTAACCACTTACAAACTTCTTGTCAATAGGTGGGGAGTATTTTATGTCGACTCCCCAAAGACAAATCCTTACGGATTACTTGCGGCTTTTACGGCCTTTACGAGCTTTACGCATAGTCTTCTCCATAGTTGAAGGCGGCGAACTATTTTTTGTAGGGAAGTAAGCCACACCCTTTATCACTCTTACGAGTAATTCTTACCGTCTGGTCTTACGACCACGTTTTGCAGTTCTGTACATATCATTTCCTTAGTTCATGAACGGCGGGAGTAATCACGTTGATTCCTGCCGGAGTAGTTTTTAACGCCTTGATTGCGGTATGTCAAGCCCGGCGCAGATTCTGTTCTCTTGAGTGAGTCAGTGCTCACTCTTGGTTGGTCAGCCTTTGGTGCTGTTTGTCCTTGTGTAGCCATCATCCCACCTGTTTTAAGTCTGGTTTACCCTCTGCTTTAGGAGGCGGCTTTTGCGCTTGTTGTTGCGCTTGTGCTGCCTCCTGCTTTGCTTCCATCTTCTTGAGACGGTCTTTCAATAATTGTTTCATTGGAGGTTCAAGCAAGTCAAGCAGTGACTCTTTGTCAATAACTTGTGACTTGAACAAGTTAAAAGCAAGTTGTCGCATGTCTTCCATGAAGATTGGAGAATTGGAGTGAGCGTCCACTTTCACCACAAAATCTTTGGTGAACTGTTCAGCAATGAACGGTCTACCTTCCATATCTTTGAAGTGCGTGTTGTCGTACACCTGCATACACTTGAGATACAGGGTAGCCAACTTCTCTAGGCTGTCTTCAATGATGAGGGCACGTTTCTTAGCACGGCTAGAACCTAGTCGGGCAAGTTGTGAGGCGTGACCAGAAGAGCGCACACCTGCTTCACCCTTGCCTTGCAAGACGTTACCAATGCCTGAGACTTCCTCAAACATGGCATCTATCTTGTCAATCTCTCTGAAGAGGTCAGGCGGTATTTGCGGAGCCATACGCTCTACTTTGGCATTAGGCATATCACTAGCGAGTAAGCCACCAGCACGGTTGAGTGCAAAGTTCTTCTCGTCAATCATGCCTGTAAAGCCTATCAAGGCAGTAGGAGGCGAGACTTGTTTTGACAACAGGTCTAGTATTTCTGTCATGCGCTTGTTGCGGAGTTCTTGTAGGAACACCATACGTTGAACTTCACTGCTACCCCAGTAGTAGTCGTAGAGCGGGTTAGGACAGACTTGCACAAATGGCAACTCGCCTTTCAAGAACACTTGTTCTCCGGGGCGGTCATAGATGATGATGTCGGGGTCAGCCTTGGTGACTACTTGGTAGTCTTTGGTGTCATCGTTCCACACCCACAGCTCTGTCATCTCTACTGTGTCTTCTGCAACGGTAGCCTTGTACTTGTTCATGCCAGCCAAGTCGAGATTGACGTTACCGTACATGGTTGGGTTGACCTGCGACATCAAGATGCGCTCTATGCCGTTTGCTACGGGGGTGCGTTCATGCTGTGTAGAGTTAACTCGCTCAACAATTTGCTCACGCTTGGGGTGAGAGTAGAGGCGGTCATATAACTCAGACTTAGTGATGTAGTAGGTCTGAACAATAGCTTCTTGTCTGTCTGTGTAAGGAGTGTCCTCACGCAACACGCCTATACAAGAAGGCTCCACCATGTAGGGGTGAATGCCATTCTTCATGACAAGTTTGACAAAGGTTGAGTTGTACGCAAGTGCCCACGTTACGGCGGTAGAGAACACTTGGTCACCGTTGCTGTTGAGCCACTCGTCATTGAGGGCACGAGTTAGCGATGGAACTTTTGTCTGCTCGCTATCTGGGACAGCAGCTCCTGTGTTGATAGAGAACCTTGTTGTCTCTGCTGAGTAGAGGAACGAGGTGAGCTGGTCAATGTGCGGATAGATTTTGTTGAAGAGGGCGGGGGTGTCGGACGGCCCGTTACCAAACAAATACCAACTACGCAGAGATGAGTAATCGTCTTTACGCTCGTCACGAGAGACTAGACACTTTTGAATAAGGTCAAGATAGAAGAGTTCCCTGTCTAGCGCATTGGTAGGTATTCTCATGATTTCTTCACAGTCAAGTTTTCGTGGTCAGCCAGATAGCTTGCTGGCGCTGGGCCAGTTAAGTTACCCGCAGAGCGAGGGTTAATTCCCACCGATTCTCCGTTAACAGATTTAAATTGTCCACCCATAACGGATTTCATGTTGATATTACCTCCACTGCCCCAGATTACGGAGTCACCGGGACGCTGTTCTTTTGCTTGCATCTTGTTGTTGTGCTCCATAGCGGCTGTAGCCTCTGCAAACTGCTTGTCATTGAGTTTGTTATTGCGCTTCATGTAGCCTTCTTGGTACTCACCCTCTCTGGTAGTCTTAATATCGGTCATACCAAAGTCAAGCGCCAAGTTTTTAACGGTTCTCTCCGTTCTTTTGGTCTTTTCGGACTTTATGCCTACTGGTTTAAGGAAAACAACGGAAATATCCCCTGTACAGGGCTTGCAAGGGCATTTTTCCTCCCTTGACTCAAATATTCCGTGTTGTGTACAAAAATAGTCCTTAAGAACTGCCATATTACCCCCTGAGTGCTTCGTTTAGGTCTGATTCGCTGTAATCGTGTCGGTTGACCATGCCAACACGCAGTTTGATGCCGTCTGACGTTACTTTTAACCCCAAACCATGAATAATTGGGGCTTGTGGTTGCTTTCTGTAGTCCACATAGCGGGTGTTGTCGATACGTTTCATTATCTTGACCGCCCCTGCTTTCCACTGCATATAGGCTTTGTTGACCCTACGTTGGATGTGTTCCGTGAGTGGATGGGCTTCATACTCAAAAACATCCCGAAAATGGGCAGTTGAAACCCCTGCAAGCTCACAAAAGAGGTTAATAGAGATACCTCTGTTCTTGTCAGCAATAAAGCGTTTCATCTGGCGCTTGAGTTCAGCCTTCGGTAATGCTCGCATTTTTCTCCACCGTAAAGCAAAGATACTTCTCAGGGATTTTCTTTCCCTCTTGCATTAACTCAAACTCAAAATAAGATGAGTCTTTAATGGTAAACCCTGACTTTGAGAGTAATGCCGCCCACATTCTGTCTCCAAGAACAGAATAATGATTAGGGTTGAACTCAAAACCCCGCAAGCATTCTGGTGCTGGGACTTCTATGTACATTTTTGAGCCTGTGCGTAGCACCCTGTTGAACTCGTAGAGGGTAAACAGGGGGTATGGAGAGTGCTCTAGAGCTTGTCTGCACCAGATGAAGTCAATGCTATTGTTGGCAATAGGTATGAGGTCAGACATATCTGCCTGTATGGTGGCGTGCTTCTTGGCGTTACAAGCGTCCACATCCTCTTTGTTGTAGGTCACACCAATGATGTTGGTGTAGCCAAGTTCTTTTACGCAGTCCATGAACGTGCCCTGCCCACAACCTACATCAAGTATGTAAGCACTAACTTCTAGTTCTTGCTTCTTGAAAAAGGTGTCTACCATTTTGGGGATTAACTGAGTGTGAAAGTTCCCAACTTCCGGCTCAGAATAAACGGTAGTGAGTGCTAACTTAGTGTAGCGATTGAATTTACCCTGCTCCATACATTCCTATTCGTTTTAGGTAGTCACTTACATTTCTTCCCACCGCCACCTGTTCTGGTGTGAAGTCTTCTTGTTTCTGTGATATTTCTCTTGTAATCTTTGCCATGATGAGTCGGGGCTGGACTTGCTCTGCCCAAGCAACGGTAGCCAGCGCACAGGCGATTACTCTATCGTCTTTGGCTCTTCCGGGTGCGCCTATGAAGCCGTCCTCACGCACGATGGTCTTCATCTCTTCTAGGGTATCCATACTTCGTATGGTCATCATCTGTCTCTCAAAAAAGTCTTTCATGTATTGCAACATGCGCTCTTTACTATTGCTTGTGGTTAGGTAACCAATGCTGTTAGAGAGTCCACCAAGGGTGTCGTTTCTTCTCCAGATGTAGTTGGTCATTGACCCCAACACATCTAGCAGACCTCTGCCTAGTGCTCCACCAGTGGCTACGGCTTGT